CGAGGTAAAAGGCGTGAGTATGCCGACCAACACATTGTTGAGTGACTTCAACGGCGACGGTAAGCCTGACTTTTTCATTACAGACCACGGCTTTGGCGGCGCTGGAAACAAAGGTTATCGCGACAGCTACTATTTGAGTCAGCCTGATGGCACTTGGCTGGAGAGTTCTAGTACACATCTTAGCAATTCAGACTATGTAATTTTCGACCATGGCGGTGCGACAGGCGACATTGATAACGACGGCGACGTAGACATTGTGCTTACTAACCTTAAAGGATATCTTACCTGCTGGATGAATGACGGCACAGGAAAGATGTCTTTGGTAGAAGTGTGCGGCGCAGGCACGTTTGCACTGTCTGTTGATTTGGGAGATTTCAACGGCGACGGCTGTTTGGATGTAGTACATGCCGCACACGATTGGATGCCATCTAATCAACATACACCTAGTGGGTTTATCCTGGGCGACTGTAAAGGCAATTTCAATCAAGGCTTTTTCGGTAAAAATACAACAAAGTTCGATGCCAAGTATGGAACACTTGCAGGCAATGCACCACATATCTTTGCATATGATGTCAATAAAGATGGCTTGATGGATGTAGTTGCAAGTCGCACTGGCAAATTGTATGTGGGTACTTTTGTAGAAATTAAATTGAACAAAGGTAATATGAAATTTGAATCTACGCTAATTAGTCTAGTAGATACTCCAAAAGATTTTGTGCCTAAAAATGAAGGCAATGAATGGAATCACTTTATTACATATATAAACTTCGAGGATGTTGATGCAGACGGCGATGTTGATATGTTGTTGTTTGGAGGCGGCTGGAATGCAATCGGAGCTGAACGTGTTCATGGCGCCGCTATGTTAAACGATGGCACGGGACATTTTAAGCATGCACCGATCCGAACAGAAGGCAATCCAACTGTTCGTGGAATCAATCAAATGTTCCCACCGTCAAAATAATAAATTCTAACTTAACCAAAAGCAACCTTAATAGGTTGCTTTTTTGTTTACTAACTGTTATAATAGTTCTATGACATCTTGCACAATACATATTAAAGACGAAGTTAACGTTAAGATTTCTGGATTAGAAGTTCCTACTCGTCGTAAGTTGGAAAAAGAATTAAAGTTCTTTATGCCTTATGCAAGACATGTACCTGCGTACAAAATGGGACGATGGGATGGATGTGTCAGCTTTTTTAGTCTAGGCGGCGCAACTTATGTTAACCTGTTGGATAAAATACTTCCTATCATTACAGATGACGGTTATAGCATCGAAGTGGATGACCAAAGAAGTGTGCATCAATTTGAATTTACAGAAGTAACAGAAGACAGCCACGCAGATACATTATGGCCCAAGGGACATCCTGCAGAAGGTACTCCTATTATGCTACGTGACTATCAAGTAAACGCAGTAAATCAATTTTTAGCCAATCCGCAATGTATTCAAGAGATTGCTACTGGCGCAGGTAAGACACTGATGACTGCAACATTAAGCAAATTAGTAGAACCTTACGGACGCAGTATTGTTATTGTTCCAAACAAAGATTTGGTACGACAAACTGAAGTAGATTACAAAAACTTAGGTTTAGATGTTGGTGTATACTTTGGCGACAAAAAAGAGCTAGGCAAAACTCATACTATTGTAACTTGGCAAAGTTTAAACAGTCTAGACAAAAGATATAAAGAAGGCGACAGTCCAATTGGTCTCGACGAATTTGCTAACGACTTGATTGCAATTATTGTGGATGAAGCTCATCAAGCTAAAGCAGATGTCTTAAAACAGTTGTTAAGCGGACCGTTCGCTAATATTCCTATTCGTTGGGGATTAACAGGTACAGTGCCTAAAGAAGATTACGAAAAGTTTGGTTTGATTTCTTGCATCGGTAATGTGGTTAATAAAATTGCCGCAAGTGACTTGCAGGACTTAGGAGTACTTGCAAATTGCCATGTGAATATTGTACAATTGCAAGATACTGTAGAGTATTCTACGTATCAGGAAGAATTAACGTACTTGACAACAAGTCCGTATAGAATCGAATATATTGCCAACCTAGTTGATGCCTTAGCAGAGTCCGGCAATACATTAGTTCTAGTAGATCGTGTAAAGAGTGGAGAACTGCTTTGCGAACTACTAGGTGATAAAAGTGTGTTTGTTAGTGGCTCTATGAAGAGTGTTGACAGGAAAGATCAATATGACGAGATTGCTATTAGTGATGGGAAGATTATTGTGGCGACTTACGGTGTGGCCGCTGTGGGTATTAATATCCCTAGGATTTTTAATTTGGTTCTTATTGAGCCCGGAAAGAGCTTTACAAGGGTTATACAATCAATTGGGCGAGGTATTAGACGAGCTCAAGACAAAGACCATGTAGATATTTGGGATATTACAAGTAGTGCTAAGTTTAGTAAAAAACATATGATGGTTAGAAAAAAGTTTTATCAAGAAGCCAACTATCCATTTACACAAGAGAAAGTAAAATATAAATGAACATTTTAACAGTAGACAACTCGGCATTTGAACTTAATCAATTGCCAGAAGAAATCGAAGACTTACGCTATGGTGTATTGGACTGGGGAGACCCTAAAAACGTTGACTACCATTTTGTTCCTTTGATTTTCATGGAAACGTTCCATGCTCCTGCTGCCGTGTTAAGGATTGGTGATAAGACAATACAAGTACCTTTAGATTGGTACGTGGTGATCGGCGAGTCGGATCATGGAGATCCAGAGATCGTTCCTATTATGAATATTAATGATAGAGGCTTTAGTGCGTTTGTTTTTAATCCTATTAGTAGTTTTAGGATTGGGTTCGAACCATTAGAGATTGTAAACGTATTTCAAGATGTGCGTTGGTTTACGCCTAAGTTGAAATACGGGCACATTCTTGCAGTCCCTATCGAATCAGGCGAGAAGCCTCGATGTGCTTATTTTGTTAAAGAAACTAACAAGCTACCTGAAGTGTTAGATATTTCAAAGATTTATTAATATGGCAACAAAGACACCAATGCTAGATATGTTCAAGCGAGTATTGCCTGCAATCGATACTCGTAATAGATCATTTTTAGAAGAACTGTCGGAAGAAGAAGCTAAAGGGTTTAGTCCTTGGTTAGTCATGCGCTATTTGTCCAGTGCAGAAAGTGCGACTAATGAAGTAATCGAACATTATTTGTTGATGACTAATGCAGTTGTAAATAAAAACTTTAGTGACTTTTCTAAAGATCCTGAACTACTTTGGAGGCTAATGTGTATTGTTGGAGTTGGCAAGTCTTTCAAGCATCCGTATGTTGCTCCTTCTAAAGGGAAACGTAAAAAAGAAAAGAACGCATTTAAGCAGTGGCTGGCTGAACAAAATCCTCATTTGGACAAACAAGAGTTGGACATCTGGTTTGGTAGTTTTACAAAAGAATCAGCAAGAGATTTATTGGAACAGTTCCAAGTTAAAAATAAAGATATAGTTGCATCTACTAATGACATTTAAGTGTAAATTTTGCAAGAAAGACTTCGTTAAAGAAAGTACGCTGGTTGCACATACTTGCGAACCTAAACGACGAATGTTAGAAAAAGACAACAAACAAAATCGAATCGCTTACCAGTCTTGGCTATTGTTCAGACGGCAGACTATTGCTAATATTAAGCATGACAAGCCTTACGAAGAATTCATTACTAATAGATACTATACAACTTTTATGAAGCTAGCCAAGCGAATTATTGATTTGAATATTCCACAAAGCGACGAGTTTGTAAAATTTTTAATTACTAATAGTGTGCGAATCGACGACTGGACTAAAGATTCTGCCTATGCAAAATATGTAAAGCATAAAGCAAAGGCAGAAACAGTTGACAGAGCAGTAGAACGTAGTATAATACATATTAAGAACTGGGCAGAACGTACAGGAAATGACTACCGTGAGTATTTTCTTAAAGTGCAGACTGTAGAGTTTGTGCATGATTTGAAGATGGGAAGGATTAGTCCGTGGTGTACATTTGCTACAGATCAAGGAAGCAGATTAATCGATAGATTAGATCCAGTTCAGGTACAAGAGTTAATCGACTATTTGGAACCTGCAACATGGAAGGTGCGTGTCAAACGACAGGCACAAGATGCGTCTTGGATACAAGACATTTTTAATAAGGCTGAACTACTATGAATCAATATTCTACATCACGACAGACTCCTGTTCTTTTGAAATCTCCGTCTAAATTGTTAGAAAACAATAAGATTAGATTATCTGGTGGTATGGCTGAACTAGTTATAGACGGACAAAGAGTTATTGTGCCGACTGCTGAAGCGTTTAGTAAACTACTGGTCAAAATCGAAAATTTAGAATCTAAACTGAGTAATCTTAATAACAAAACTTCTGCAATTGCAAACAAACTATGAGTACTGATGTTGATATCGACTTTGCCGACAGGGAGCAGATCCTTGCACTAATTCCGCATGTAGTTGCAATGCAACGTGATGGGAATAAACAACGCAAGCATAATACCGGCGTCTACTTTCATCACGCCCCTGTAAATCCATTTACAGGTTTAGCCACATTAGATTATAAAGAAGCCGAGGACAAAGGATGGTTTAAGTTAGACTGCTTGAATGTAGGTATCTTTAGTCAATTCAAAAACAATGATCAGATAGATGCATTGTTAGAAAAGCAGCCGGTATGGGAATTGTTAGAACACGACGAAGTAATCAAAGAGTTGTTCCATATTCACAATCATTCCGATATTGTCAGGAAGTTAAAACCGAGGACAGTAGAACAATTGGCAATAGTACTTGCTATAATTCGTCCAGGTAAAAGGCATTTGCTAGATAGACCCTGGCACGAAATTGAAAAATCTGTATGGGAAAAGACGGACGAAAAATACTTCTTTAAACGAAGTCATGCAATTGCATATGCTATGACTATTATACTGCAACTAAACTTGCTTGCGTATGGCTCAGAGTTTTTGAACTAATTGTATTTGCCTACGCTTAATTCGCTTGGTAATAATGTTTTGCAAACTTACCGGCGTTCCTTGTAGTAATTCAAAATCTTTAGGATTGTATGTTCGTAGATATGGGCTAAACTTTTTAAATTTAGGTCCTATTACTAAGTTAATTGGGATTAATCTATTACTACCCCACCACCATTCTTCGCCCATTTCGAGAAACTCTTGTTTTTCTTCAACAGTACGGATTATGTTGTATACATAGATACTAACTAGTGTTGTGGAGTAATTTTGTATGATTCCAATTAACTCGTTGTCCCCTTGTTTGCATAAACTTAAAAAAGGGAATTTGGTTAAAATTTCTTGGTAACTTGTGTCCATCTGAGTTATTTATTCCTGCCAAATTAAAATAAATAAGTATATGAGTGATACTATAACATTATACAGCTTCCCACAACGCATAACACTAATATATGCGTCAGGATACAGCAGGACTAGAAACATGCCATACAATTCAACAAGGAAAATCGTCTATAAAGGCGTGGATAACACAATAGGGTTTGAGATTAAGAACCAGGACAGAAAACCTATAAACTTATTAGGTAGAGAAGTATGGGTTAACTTGATGGTAGTTAGAGGCAACGAGTTGGTGTTCCAGCGTCGTGCTAACATAACAGACCCTGCTAATGGTATATGCGAATTAACTATTCCAGCACCAGACTTGAACGATTTGCATCCAGGTATATATCAGATGAGTGCTAGCGTTAGTAATAATATAGATGGTAGCATCACTGAGTCCCTTTATGCAGATAATAATCGTAGAGCAACGATTGAAATTGAAATAGCGGACGGAGCATATCCAACCTTTAGACCAAGCCATGAAGCAACTTTTACCAGTTCAGACGGATTAGTTTGGGAAAGTCAACCGATGCCAGGCAATCTGGCATACAGAGAAGCCAGTATATTGCATACCATTCAGGTTGCAACACACGGTTTCAAAGGAAAATTCTGGGCAGCAGTTTCTATGGAATATAACCAATTTAGCAATTACTCTCCTGTTATATTCCAGGATGGCGGTTATTTGGTATTGTTTGATGGAACAGCATTACAGGATAACCAAGGTTGGAACTTCTTAGGTACATTCCGTTGGATGAAAATTTTCTACCAAGCCGACGAAGATAACACCGGAACAGTTGACAAAGTACTTTATAGAAGTTAAAATAGTAAGGTCATGTCGGCCTTACAACAATTATTACAATCACGCATAAACGGAAGACCTAGCCCCAAGGGCTGGGTTAGCTTCAACTGCCCTATGTGCGTAGTCAATGGACAGAGTCGTCCTGATACAAAACGCCGCGGCGGCATGATGTTTAACCCAGATGGTGCAGTCAGCTATCATTGCTTTAACTGTCAATTTAAAACAAGCTGGACACAGGGTAGAACACTCAGCTTTAAGATGCGTAAACTTATGCGTCAACTGGGATTCGATGAAGCAGAAGTTCAACGCTTAAATCTAGAACTACTAAGCCAAGCAGATGTAGAAATATTAGTAAGTAGAGAACCCGAGCCAACGTGGACTCCTAACTGGCCTGACTACGACTTAGGATTTGATGTACGACCCGTTGAAGATCCTGCAAAAATAGATTACCTTAAACGCAGGCAAGTATATGACCTGGCAGTATGGCTAGAAACAGATACAGCATACGCAGGATTAAACAATAGAGCAATACTACCACTAACTTATGAAAATAGACTAGTAGGGTTTCAAAGTAGATACGTTGGAGAAATACCAGAGAAGTTTTCTAAGTATTATAAGAAAGCACCAGCAGACTATGTCTTTGGCTTAGACAACCAACGAGACAACAGACAGTTTGTTATCGTCACAGAAGGCGAGATGGATGCGTTACTCACAAGCGGGTTAAGTATTGGCAGTAATAATTTAAGTGATAATCAAGCACAACTGATCGAAGACTTAAATATAGAACCTGTCGTGATACCAGACGCAGATAAAGCAGGCAGAGACCTAGTAGAACGTGCCGCAGATTACGGCTGGAGTGTAAGTTTTCCTGAATGGGAGAACTGTAAAGACGTCAGCGACGCAGTAATGAAATATGGACGCTTGT